AGCATCCCGCGCCCTCAACGAAGCAGGCATACCCGGCATCAAGTTCTATGATGGGTCAAGTCGTAGAGCCCAAGAAGGCACCCGCAACATAGTCGTATTCAATCCTGATGACATCACACAGGTTAAGCGGGACAGTGAAATAGTTTATGAGAAATCAAAACTAGAAAAGGCAATAGAATTAGTAGATAAATATTAGGAAGGAAGAAAATCTATGAGCAGAGTCAGCGTCGAGCTAATAGCGGAGTGGACGGAAAGCAAAGTAAATGAGGAATTACTGTTACTGATAAATCGAGAACTTGAGTACATCAGGAACTCGCCAATATCGGATAATCTCATTCGCGGCAATCCGCAACTAACGCAAGAAAACTTAGTAGAGAATACGGCCAGAGAACTTGAGTGGGAAACCTTCAAGGAAATCATTTCAGGTGATTGGTCGTCACTGGAGACAGAAGATGAAGAATGAGTCAGGGATTTATCCCGCAGGCGACAGGGTGTTGGTGTTTGTCGATCAGGTCGAAGAAAAGATAAAAGACACTGTAATCGAACTCTTACCAGACACCAAGCTAGCGATGCAATGCGCAAATGCGTCGGGGGTTGTTGTTGATGTGGGTCCAGATGCGTTTCAGCACAAGACGGAATTTGTATATCAAGTCCACGATCAGGGCGAGGAACTTGTTGAGAGAAAGGTAAGCGGCTATGCAGAGCCATTTGCCAAGTCAGGAGACAGGATTTCTTTTGCCAAGTATGCCGGACAAAGATATACCGGCAAGGACGAAAAGGGATATTTGGTCATAAACGACACGGACATCACATGTAGATTAGATGATGAGGTCGAATTGACCGACCTGAAGATAAGAAAAGGAGCAGGATTATGAGCGAGAGAGATTACGAGGCGGAGGCTAAAGAGCAGGGATGGAACCCTGATTACGATGGCCCAAACAAGAGAAGCGCACAAGAGTTCGTCGAGAAGGGCGATCAAATTGCGGGGATTCTGAAAAGCAAGGTTGACCGATTGGAGAGAAACGTAGCAAGCCTGACAAACTCTAATCGGGAGTTCGGTGAATACCACAAGAAAACCATTGACAGCGAGCGCAGGAAGAACGCAGAGCGCATATCTGAACTTCAGTCTCAAATAGGTCAGTCAATCACAGACGGTGATGGACAGGCGTACAAAAGACTGAACGGCGAGATTGAAGAAATAAGGCGCTTAGAAGAACCTGCACAAAGCGATGCCGACGCATGGAACACTCTGTCCCAAGGTTGGGCGGCTGAAAATCAATGGTACGCAACAAACCCAAAACTGGCAACCTATGCCGATGGCGTTTCAGACCAGATACGCGCACAGGGATATACCGGACCAGCCTATTTTGCAGAATTAACCCGGAGAGTCAAAGAAGACAATCCAGAGGAGTTTAAAAACCCCAAGAAAACCACACCGCAGGGCGTGGAAGACGAGGGGGGAGATAGCGGTAGTAGCAAGGGAACAAAGACTTTCAAGGACTTACCCGCAGACGCCAAAGCACAGTGCAAGGAATTTGTTGCAGATGGCTTTATGACTACGGCAGACTATGTAAGTCAATATGAGTTCGACGACTAGGGAGATCAAGATGGTAGACACAAGAAAAAGCGAGCAAGAACAGGGCAAGAGAGTTAGAGTACCGTTCGGTGGAATGCGCCTTAAAATGCAATTGTCTGATGAAGACCTAAAGAGTTTTGAGGCAAGAAAGATGGTAACACGATGGTTTAACGACCACCCCGGACGCATAGACAGGGCGTTGGGTGCCGGTTACAGCTACGTCAGCCCGGAGCGCGTCCCCTCATTAGGACAGGGAGCGTTACACGGTGATGGCAAAGACCCGGAATCTAACAAACGAGTAAGTATTGTAGCTGGCAAGGGCGCAGACGCCTTTCGTGCCTATCTCATGGAAATACCTAAACAGTATTACGACGAAGATCAGGCGTTGAAAGAGGAGCGCAACAAGCTCACAGATCAAGGGCTTGGCCTTGGCGGCAAAATCGATGATCCAGATTTGGAAAACGCATACCGACCTAAATAGGTAGACCCGTTAAGTCGGGCGGTATAGCCCGATTTCAAATTTGGTTCTTTTCTATAACCATTTCAAAAAGGAATTTGAAATATGGCTAATGCAGATGCAGCATTTGGCTTCAGGCCGATTGCCAATGATGGGGGCGTCTTTAACGGACAAACTCAGCGTTGCGCTATCGTCGCTACTGGAACCACCACTGCTGTCTTCGTTGGTGACGTTGTAAAGATGGATACGGCTGCTGCCCCTACGGGCGGTTATCAGGCCGTTGATATCGCTACTGGCGGTAATCCTGCGTATGGTGTTGTTACGGCATTTGAAGCCGACCCATCAACATCGCTGGAAGACCAGTATCGTAAGGCTTCAACCTTGCGGTATTGCCAAGTAGCACGTACTGACAATCAGTTATTCGTTGTCCAGTCAGACGCGAACCCCGGTTTAGCAGGAGTTGGCCTTAACGCCGCTTATGTTTCAACCGGAGGTTCAACCGTGACCGGATTCTCGAAAGCTGAGATTTCAGGTGCAACAGTTGCCAACACTGGTGACGTTCAGATTGTAGCCGGTTGGGACGCTCCCGACAATGATTTAACGGCAAGCAATGCAATCTGGGTTGTTAAATTCAATGATCCGCAGGGCAAGCCTGTTAGGACGGGGACTTAATCATGGGCGTAATCGCAACGGGCAACCACCCGAAAGCACTTTGGCCCGGAGTCTACTCCTGGTGGGGTGCTAAATACGACGAGCATGACAAGCAATATGCTAAGTTGTTTGACACAAAGACTTCCAGTAAGAAGTGGGAAGAACTTGTTCAACACACTGGCTTTGGTCTTGCTCCGGTTAAATCTGAAGGTTCAAGCACGGCGTATGATTCTCATACACAAGGTTATGTATCGCGTGGTGAACACGTAGCATACTCATTGGGCTACATTGTAACCCATGAGGAGCTGATGGATAACCAGTATAAAGAGGTATCATTCCGCAGGGCTGGTTCTTTGGCCTTCTCTATGGCACAAACGCGAGAGAATGTCGGCGCTAACGTATACAATCGAGTAACAAACGCAACGTATGCTGGCGGTGACGCTGTTGCACTAGGTTCTACTGCACATCCAAGTGTTAGTGGCAACCAGTCTAACATTCTTTCATCTGCTGCTGACTTGTCTGAGGCTTCTCTTGAAGACCTGACTGTTCAGATTATGAATGCAACTGACCCGAAGGGACTGAAAATTAGTATCCGTCCCAAGAGTCTTGTTGTACCGACCGCGTTGATTTATGACGCGAATCGTATTCTGAAGTCTAATCTTCGTCAGGGAACCGCTGACAATGATACAAATGCTCTCAAACTGTTGGGCGCTATCCCGGAAATAGTAGTTAATAACTATTTAACGGATACAGATCAATGGTTCATCCGAACCAATGCTCCCGATAGTCTTTGCTGGTTTGACCGTGAAGCACCTTCGTTTAAGAAAGACGAAGACTTCGACACGGACAATGCCAAAGCTAAGGGCTACATGCGCTTTATCCCGTTCTGGGGTGATTGGCGCGGCTTGTATTCTTCGGCAGGCGCGTAATAAATTGGGGCCGTTCGCGGCCCCTTTCTTTCACCTGTGTATTGGGCCAATCGGCTATCCGTTCCTAGCGGAATACACACTTTATAGGTAAATAATTATGAGTACTTTTGGGGACCAAGTGTTCCAATATGGCGGCTCGCCCGTCAATGGACCGCTTACAGAAGGTCCAGCTTTATGGGTTAAACCTGGCTCGGGTTCTGATGGGCAAAGCGGTAAGCGTCCCGACAGGGCGCTTGCCTTGCTGTCTAAGGCCCAAACCCTTATGTCTGCTGACAGAAATGGTGTTATCTATCTTGTTTCTGAAGATAACTCAGCATCGGGAACCACTAATCGCATTGAGGGTGCTACATTTACGTTCAGTAATGACGGAACGAAGATTGTCGGCATTTCCAGTGGCGGTATGATTGGTTCTAGAGCGCGTATTAGCAACACCGCTGACACCACTGACGTTTCTCCGTTGATGACATGGAGTGCAAGCAATAGCGCAATGCACAACGTGCATATCTTCTACGGCGAAGCTGATGCTGGTGACTTGGGTTGCTTTAATGTAACCGGCGAGAGGAATTACTTTTATCGCTGTCACTTTGGCGGCATTGGTGATACCACGCAGGATGCGGCAGGAGCTTATTCACTCAGAGTTTCGGGTGATGAGAACCTGTTTGAAGATTGTGTAATTGGTATTGATACGATTGGTCGTGGTTCAGCCGCTAACAGTGAAATCCTGTTTGCCGGACAAGCCACGCGCAATATCTTTAGAAATTGCCTTATCTTGACGTATGCAGACGCAGCCACGCACCAGTTTATTATAGCTGGCGCAAGTTCTCTGGATCGTTGGGTGTTGTTTGAGAACTGCACCTTTATCAATCCTGTAGATGCTACTGCAACGAACATGACTGAAGCATTTGATACAAATGCAAGCATGGGCGGAAGCATCATCTTGAAGAACTGCACACTCGTTGGCGCAACTGAGTGGGAAGCTGGAGATACAGGAAATATCCTTATCGACGGCGGAACGCCAGCAGCAGCCACTACGGGTATTGCTGTAGAACCTGCTGTATAAATAGATATTCCCTGAGCCGGGGGATTATACCGGCTCACCCTAGAAAGGAGATAGCGGTGCTAATAACACCAGAGTACCAAGCAGAACTTCATAACCTGTACGTAGAATATACGTGGGGGAACACCGGAGGAAGGTATGCCGGTGATTCAGTGGTAAACATTCTCTATGAACATCCAGAAATCAAGACAGTATTGGATTATGGATGTGGTGCGGCATCGCTCAAGAAGTATGTTGAGGATGCCGGAGTAACAGACAGAGAGTGGACGCTATACGATCCTGCGGTAAGCAGGTATCAGAAAGAACCAACGGGCAAGCACGACCTTGTTGTAAGCACAGACGTTCTTGAGCACGTAGAGGAACCACAGCTTAACAACGTAATACGTAACATGCAGTCCCTAACGGACAAGTATTTGCTCAGTGAGATAGCGTGTTATCTGTGTAACTGTAGGTTTGAATCAGGTCCGTATGTAAGTCAGGACATGCACATCAACCTGAAGGCTCCTGATGCGTGGAGAATGCGACTAGAGCATCCAAGGTTTGAAACGATAGAGAGCTTTTCATACGTCCTTGAGGGATGGAAAGTAAGATATTTCTTGTTACAAAAAGTGAGAGAAGAATGATGGAGAGGATGTACGTAGACATGGACATAAGTGAGTGCGCACTAGAAGATGCAGTAAGGCAGTTGGGCGGCTTTTCACCGCCTCACGTTGTTTTTTGCGAAGACGATAAGTACATTGCCCAAAGGCTGATGTCCCGTATTGGGTGGTCTTGGGAAGTAGACCCAGACCTTCCAGCAGGCGCATGGAAGGTTAGACTAAATGGAAAAACCATTTATTCTCCGGGGGCATAATGAGCAGACTGGCGATATTAGCCTGCGGGTCGAGCGTAGATAAATACCCCGGCAGGAACGGTGACAGATATAAAAATCCATACGATGAGGTTTGGGCGCTTAACGGCATGGCCTTCTGGCCCGGCTGTGAAGACATCGACAGACTTTATGTTATGGATGATTTCATCCACAGACTTCCCTACTACTCTAATCCAGAGCTAGGCGAAAGTCTGAAGAAGTACGAGAAAAGAATAATCACATCCAGAGTTTACAACGGCTGGCCCACGGCAGAGCGATTCCCGATTGAAGATTGTGTCGAGGAATTTGGCCTTCCATTGGGAATAGCGATGTATTCCACGCCAGACTTTATGATTGCACACGCCATCATGGAGAAGTGGACATCCATTGACTTGTTCGGCGTAGACAACCTTGACAGATGTAAGGACGAGATGCAATCCGGTACGGCCAAGTGGATTGGTGTAGCTCAGGGACGGGGGATAACGGTTAATTCCTACCTTGGAAGCCAACATCAGTATTCCACAAGCACGGCGATTGCACATGAATTTGGCATGTATGGTTACGCATTCAGGCCACGAATTGAATCACTCATCTTCCCAGGAGATGAATTACAGGAGCTAGAGAATGTCAACGAAGCAAAGAACTGAGGAGTTCGCAGAGAAATTGGACCAAGGGATGCCGGATGGCTTCGGCGCAGACTTTGATCCATTACCGGAAGCAGAGTCATACTACCCGACGAGGTTTGAATACTTCGCGGGAAAGATTATAACGGGCTTATGTACGGGAAGGGCCGAGAAAGACCTAAAGACCGTTGTGTTTAAGACACTGAAGCTCGCAAGGGAACTAGAAGATAATGTCGATTCAGCGCAGAGTTGACGCGCCCTACGAGGAAGAAACAGACCTGCCTATTTTGTATAGGCGGAAGCTACCACTACTCACAAGATTCAGGAGATGGATAAGCAATGTCCCACCACGTATTTCATTTCTTCTCATCTTATGAGGGGACAGCGATAAATCAAGAAACGATTACCTTCTCACGGGGTTCTGCGGAAATAACAATAACGAACGACCACAACAACAAGCCGCTTTACTTCAAGTTTGATGCAGCAGAGAGCTTCGCCACAGTTTATCCGAGCGAGTCAATAACCGTAAAGATGGAGCACACGGGCATCATAATTGATGCTCTTGGAGAGTCAGTCCCTTATAGAATCTGGGTGTTTACCTAATGCCACTATACAGAATGAACGTCGGCTCATCTACAATAACAGAACACGTAGCTACCGCGCCAAACACAACCGGACATCCGGTTACGAACTTATATTTTGATCCCGCAACAGGAAAGATTGTTGGGGAATACGACGATGCAGGAGCAGGTTCCGGCACGATAGTCAGCGATCCACCAGCAGGCAAGTATCCTATAACAAATATCTTTTTTGACCCCACAACCGGAAGGATGACAGGGGAATATGATGACGGAGTATAAATATGGCAATTCAATCATTTCAACTTGACCCTAATGCTGCGTCCTACACGGACGATCAGATTGTGGGCAAGGTTAATACAGCAACGGCAAATATCACAAGAGCCAGTTCGGTCGACGCCGCAGCCCGCCCAATAGCGGCTGGCGAGGTTGGTGACACAGAACTCGGAACGTTCACCGTAACGAATACAGAGCTTGCTGCGAGCGCGGCCAAGGACAACCTTGACGCAATGGCAGACACCGCGAGGGGCTACATCAAGACAAACGCCACAACTGGCGAGTTTAAGGTCACAGGGATTCAGCGCAGTGCTGCGGGCCTGCTTGACGTTGACTATGATGATGTTGCCGTCTAATGACGCAAGCAACCTTTGGGCTTGAAGACATTGAGTCCATTGACGATATAAATGACGTAGACCCTGCCTCGAAGTCTGATGGCAGGGTTTTAGTCTATCGCTCTGGATCGGGGAACCTTGAATACGAGGATCGTGGTCTGGGGCTTGTTATCGAGAACAGAACAAGTGACCCCGGCGCTCCGGTAAACGGACAGATATGGCTTAGGACCGACATCTAATGGCGATCAATCTAGGCCCGTATACCTTTGATACTCAAGGGGGTGCAGATGCGCTTGCGTTTATCTGGACCGATCCTCTTGGGACTGGGCTACAGGTTGCTAACACGGCAAGGCGCTGGTCACACGGCACCAACGATACAGCCTCAACTGGCGTAGGTCCCACATCTGGCGCGGGCGGCAATCCTGATGGATACGCCTATACGGAAATGTCGAGTCCCGGCGCGTTTAATGATGTGTTCACGATGGAGTTGGACACTAACTTTGACTGTGCTGCGAATAGCAACGTCACCGTAAAGTGGAAAACAAACCAGCGCGGCGAGTTCAATGACGCGACCTGCCAGCTACAGAGCAACGAGAACGGTGCCGGTTGGGTCAATCGTGGATCGCTCTTTGGCGGTTCCGGCGACCCGGACAAGGTTGCCACTGGCGGGGTTCAAATATGGTCACAGAGGTCGGTTGATATTTCCGCCCTTGGGGTAAGTCACGCATCGACCAGAGCGCGCCTTGTCGTCACCGCGCCAGCGGCTGGCACCACATGGCATAGTGACTATGGCATAGATGAGTTCGAGGTTCTTACCTCTGTCTTTTATAAGCTGGACGGCATAACCAAGGACAACGCTGGAACTGCTCTAGGTAGCTGTGAGTGTCATCTGTTCAAAGATAACTTGGATGATACGTCGTCTTTTGTTGCACATTTGACGAGCAACGTTTCTACTGGTGCATACAGCTTTACAGGGCTTACCGATAACGACTCTCAGTATTTTGTGGTTGCGTGGAAGGATGACGCCCCACACGTATTTGACGTTACCGACCATAACCTACAACCAGTTGCAGAGTAATGTATCTACGGTCATCCGCAAACAAGTCTGGTGACTTACTCAGGCTTCGCTCAGACGCCGATAAGATACCGGGCGGGTCAACATACTATCTTGGCCTGAAGGTGCAGGGAGAGGGCGACCTAGCCTTGACCGACGTTGCCTCACACCCTCTACGGGTGAGAAAGGGCGGCGTTACATACGGTCTTGAGGTTGTTCTTACCACTGACCCGAACGCATCCAGAATCCGCATACAAACCCCATCAGGGCTAAGGGCCATTAGGAAATACACATGAGCCACGGAGTATATGCAAACTTTGAGGCGCTTGAGGGCACGGCAACTGGAGGGACAGACACCACCCTTACGCTTACGCGAAAGTCTCGCAAGATAGTCATAACCAATGACCATCCAACGGCGAACCTTAGTTACAAGTTTAACTCGTCTGAGACATACGGGACGCTGAAGGGCACGGAGTCACTGAGCATGTACTTCACGACCAATCAAATCATTATCAACGGCACAAACGTACCCTATCGTATTTGGGTGTACGGATGACGCTCAGAAAGCTAACACCAGATTCAAACATATACCCTGCATCGGGTGCTGATTCTGCGTTTACAGCAGTAAACAAGTTTGGGCGCAATACCGCCGTAGCATCTGGTGGTAAAGAAGAAATATGGGACGGCTCTGCCGCCTATGTTTTCCCCGCTACTGCGCTAATGACATCTATTAGCCAAACCGCTGACCAAGCCGCACTAAATGGCGGGTCAATTGAGATTCAGGGGCTTGATGCGAATTGGGTGCGAAATACACAGACCGCTACACTAGGAACTCCTAGCACGGTCGTCGTAACACTAGGAACACCATTGATTCGCGTGTTCAGGATGAAGGTCTTGGCTAACGTAGTTTCTGACTCACCCATACGGGTCCACAACGCAGCAGAGAGTCAGGACTACGCCGTTATTGGCGCTGGGTATAACCAGACACAAATGGCAATCTATACCGTACCAGCAGACATGAATGCGTATATGACATGCTATTACGCGCACCACAACCCCAAGTCAGGACAGACGTTTACAAGTAACCCAATTGAGGTATGGGGTGCAGACAGAGCGAATACTTACGAGGCACAGCTTAAACATGCTGTTGGCATTGCTGCTGACGGAAGTTTCCAGCACTTCTTCCACCCATACGTAAAGTTTACAGAAAAGACAGACATATTTATCACATCTTCTCCCGTATCGGGAGTCGCTGATATCTCAGCAGGGTTTGACCTGATTTTAACAAACGACTAACACGCCTAACTTACGCCCAAGGAGGGCGCTATGCCACGAAGATTCAAAGTAGATATGGACCCCGACAATACGAGTACGACTCGTTATGCCAGCAATGCAACTGGTGCTACGTGGGCGCTGACCGAAACAACTCCGGGGGACGCCTTGGCGCGAATTGTTACCATTAAGGGCGATGCTGCTACGGACCACTCCCTGAAGACTGCCATATTAACTGGCACGGATGCAGACGGTCGGGCGCAGACTAACACAATTAACCTGCCAAATGGTACGGCAACGGTTCTGTCAACCAAGCACTTCCTGACGCTCACATCTGTTGTACCAAGCGCCACGATTGGGGCAGACACTATGGACATAGGGATTGGTGATGACATTGTATCCAAAACCTACCCGCTAAATCATTGGTCCGATGTTGCCGCACCCGCCCTGATTGATATAACCGGAACGATTAATGTTGATATCGAACTGACGTTTGATCCGCCCAATCAGCCCGAAGAATTCACTTGGACAGATCAGGCAACTCCGGTCTGGATTAATTCAACAAACTTTGCTGGCAAGACGGCAGATACGTTTAGCACCTTAGACACTGGCGCTTATGCGGCCAGGTTCAGGATTAACACGTACACCGATACGGCAGAACTTCAGGGCTGGATATCTCAAACTGAGTCAAACTAATGGCTGTAAGTGGTTCTAAAAACTACTCCATAACAGGCGCTAATATAATCGCGGCGGCCTTGCGCAAGATCGGCGTATACGACCAAGGCGAAACCATACCCGGCGACGAAACCGCAGCGGCATTGGTTGCGCTTAACCTTATGGTTAAGGAATGGGTTGCGCGGGGCATAGACTTGTTCCTGCGCGATGAGATTACCTTGTTCCTGCAACCGGATCAGAAGTCGTATGCGATTGGTACGGCTAATTCTACGCGCACGATAACGGGTGAGACTACCTTATCTGCCGCTGAAGCATCTGGGCAAACGGTTATATCGGTAACAAGTTCAACCGGAATGACTGCGGCTGATGTTGTTGGCTTAAAGATGGACGATGACACGATTCATTGGACAACCATTGTTTCCGTTGATTCGACCACCCAGATAACAATTACTGACGCTACTGACGATGACGCTGCATCTGGTAAGAAGGTCTACGCTTATACAACGGCAGCAGGACGCCCACAAAAGGTTGTGTCTGCATATCGCAGGGATAAGAACGACATCGACACGCAGATGACCATGATTGGCGAGGAAGAATATCGCCAGCAAACCAACAAAGGCGCTAAAGGCCCGCCCATACAAGCATGGTATCAACCTACGCTAACAACCGGAACGCTTTACGTGTGGCCGGTAGACGGAGGCGCTAACGTAGATAAAATCGTTCTTAGCGTTCAATACCTTCCTGACGACTTCGACTCAACTGCGGACAGCCCAGAGTTCCCTATCGAATGGGGTAACGTACTTGTATGGAGTCTTGCCGCTGAACTTGCATCTGAATACGGACTGCCGGAACAAGAGCAATCTAGGCTGTGGAGTACGTCAGAATTCAAACTGAAGGAACTATTGGATTACGATGTTGAGAACGCATCGGTTGAGTTTGTTCTGGATGTAGAATGAAGATACCGTTTCTTGGCGGTGCCTATCAGGGCAGGTCAACCAACGTTTCTCCAGAAACGTGCATAAACCTTTTCTACGAGAAGGGTAAGAGTGGCGAGTCTCTTGTTGGGGTAGCCGGATGCACCACACTGGTAACTCCCAAGGCGGGAGAAGTTCGCGGCGGGATAGCATACAACAATCTAGCTTATTTCGTGGTTGGCGATACACTCTACGAAGTAAACTCTGCCGGTACGGCAACATCAAGGGGAACGCTTAACACATCAATTGGCCGAGTGTCTATGGCCCACAACGGCGTCAGGCCGTCCGCCAACCAACAGATAATGATTGTTGATGGCATTGATGGGTGGGTGTATGACAACTCTACGTCAGCGTTATCCCAGATAACGGACACAGACTTTGTATCGTCTGACAGCGTTGTTTTCATTGATGGCTATTTTGTATTTGCCCAAAACGGTGGGTCAGACAGGTTTTGGCTTACATCTCAGTATGACGGGACAACCATAGCCGCACTAGACTTCGCAACCGCAGAAGGCTCCCCAGACGCGATTCAAAGCCTCGTAGCCGATAACCGACAGCTATACATCTTCGGTACAGAAACCCTTGAGATTTGGTATAACTCAGGCGACACAGACAACACGTTCCAGAGGTATCAAGGGGGCTTCAAGCAACACGGGTGCGTTGCAAAGCACTCGCCGGCCAGATTTGATAACTCCGTAATATGGCTGTCAAGAAACGACAGGGGCGATGGACAAGTAACGATGCTCGGGCAAAATAACCAGCCGCAAG